ACTACGAACCATCTACATCGGGTGGTTATCGCCGTGTAAGTGGATATGCTAATAGCTACGGCACTGTGGCAGGTACAGGTGGTGTGTTGGGTGTTGCTGTTGCTGAGAACATTAACGATGCCATCTTTGCATGTCGCAAACCCTCAACAGGTACAAACTACTTTTATAGGTGGAACACTGCCACTTCAGCATGGGTGGCAGTAACAACCCCCGGCACAGTCACAATGACTGGTGTGAAGAAGGTTAGAATGATTCGATACAACTGGATTGCCGCTAAGCTATTCTTGACAGACGGTATCAACCCGGCTGCTACATATGATGGTACAACCTATACACAGGTCACACATGCCAATGCTCCAGACTCTCCTAAGTATGCTGCTTCTTTTAAGAACCACATGTTCTTGGCTGGTGATGCGTCTGAGCCATTCAATCTGTATTTCTCTGCACCACTTAATGAGACAGATTTCAGTCCAGCCAATGGTGCAGGTGTTATTAACGTAGGCTTTGAGATCGTACAGATTAAGCCGTTTCGTGACAGCCTCTACATCTTCGGTAAGAATGCTATTAAGGCTTTGCAGGGTACGAACATTGCTGACTTTGTAGTTAGCGAAGTCACTACCAACTTGGGCTGTGTTGCCTCTGATAGTGTGGTAGAACTTGGTGGCAATCTGTTGTTCTTAGGACCAGATGGATTTAGACCAGTATCGGGTACAAACAAGATTGGTGACGTTGAACTGGAAACAATCTCTAAGCAGATTCAATTTACGATTAATTCAATTTTGAAAGAACTTGTTGCTGAAGACCTTGATCCAGACTTATTGACTTCGGTAGTTATTAGAAAGAAGTCTCAGTTTAGATTGTTTATTCCTACCGCTGGTACATTTGGTTTGCTTGGTGGTTTGAGACAGCGTGATGGTGGCTTTGGTTTTGAGTTTAGTCAGTTGTTTGATTTTCCAGCAACGTGTGCGTCGAGTGGTTATGTAGGTGTGGATGAGTTTGTTATTCACGGTGATGCTAATGGTAAAGTACATAAGCAAGAAACAGGATCGTCCTTTGATGGACAACCAATATTGTCTGTTTACCAAACTCCGTATTACTACTTTGAAGACCCTACCATCCGTAAGAACTTTTACAACCTGACAACGTTTCTGCGAAGCGAAGGTTCTACGACAATCTCATTGGGTGTGGCGTATGACTTTGAAGACAGCCAGAACGTTTTCAATCCAGCCAATTACACAATGACAACGACTGGTGCTGCTGCCTATTACAACGAAGCTGTGTATGACGCTGCTGCTGTGTTTGATGGCAACCCTTCACCAGTAGAGAAGATAAATATCGAAGGCTCTGGTTTTTCCATAGCTTTCAAATATGTGACGAATGACACAAATGCTAGTCACACTGTTCAGGGGCTGGTGATGAACTACTCCATGAACGATAGACGATAAGGAATATCATGACAGGTTATGTAAGACAATCTGCTGCTGACATCGTACCAACCGCTGTTGTACGGGCTGCACCAATTAATAACGAATACAACGCTCTTCGTGATGCTTTCAGTGTCACTGGTGGTCACAAACATGACGGCACTGCTGCTGAAGGCCATCCCGTTCCTGTCATTGGTGACAGCGACCTTCTCAACAAGATTGCTACAGATACAACTAACAACCGTCACGGTGTGTTTGTTGAAGTCGGTGGTGCTGCTGTAGAACAAGTTCGCTTCCAAGACGGTGTAATCATTCCAGTCACAACTAATGATGTAGACTTGGGAAGTAGCAGCGTTAAGTTTAAAGACCTTCACCTTGCTGGTACAGCCGCTATTCCTGTAGCTAACATTGGTGCAGGCAACATCACCGCCACTGACCTCACTGTCACAGGCACTATTGACGTAACCAACACAGTCATCTCTAACGTATCTACACCAACCCTGAGTAGCCATGCTGCCACCAAAGGTTATGTGGACACAGCAATTTCTGATTTGATCAATGGTGCTCCCGGTACTATTGATACATTGAATGAGATTGCTGCTGCTCTTGGTAACGACCCCAACTTTGCCACTACCGTTACAAACTCTTTGGCAACTAAGCTTGCTTTAGCTGGTGGAACAATGTCCGGTGACATTGCAATGGGTGGTAATAAAGTCACTGGTTTGGGTGCGCCCACTACAGGTTCTGACGCTACAACTAAAACGTACATTGATACATTGTTCGGAAGCACTGCTGCTGCTGCTGCGAGTGCTGCTGCCGCTGCCGCCAGTGAAACCAATGCTGCTGCAAGCTACGACAGCTTTGATGATCGTTATCTTGGTGATAAGAGTTCTGATCCATCTTTGGATAACGACAACAATGCATTGCTCACTGGCGCTTTATATTTTAATACAACCGCTAACGAGATGCGGGTATACACAGGCTCAATATGGAAAGCAGCAGGCTCTTCTGTTAACGGTACGTCAGTGCGTCAGTTGTATACTGCTACAGCGGCTCAGACTACATTTGCCATTGCGTATGATGTAGGTTTTGTTGATGTCTATTTGAACGGTGTAAAGCAAGTTGTTGGCAATGACTTCACTGCTACATCAGGTACAAACATTGTGCTGGCTACTGGTGCTACAGCAGGTGATATTGTTGATATTGTTGCCTACGGTGCATTCAACGTTTCTGATACATATACCCAAGGTGTTGCTGATGCTAAGTTTGTCACTTTTACTGGCACTGAGACACTAACCAACAAGACAATCGACTATAATAACAATACGATTACCAATCTACCAGCGTCCACACCGTTCGCTAATAGTACCGCTTTGGCACAAACACAAGCCATTGCTCTTTGCTTCTAAAAGGAAACTATCATGGCTAAAACATTCACAGCCCCGTTTGCACAAACCCCCAAGACAGCCACCGCTGTCGTCACTGCTGTAGCTACAGTTACAACTGACGCTCCTTCCAATACAGTTGAGTTGCTGACTGCTGGTGCTGACGGTGCAATCTTGACTCGCCTGACAGCGATTCCTCGCGCTACGGTGACAGCATCGTCGCTGTTGGTCTTCATTAGCAGTGACTCTGGCACAACCAAGCGCCTGATTGATTCTGAGTTGATGGCTGCATATACGATGGCGACAACCACTGCTGTGCCAGAGACAACCTTTACCATGTATAGTGAGACAACCCCGTTGCGTTTGATGGCTGGCGACAAGTTGTATGTCGGCTCACAAGTGGCCCTTGCTGGTGGTATCGTGTTCCGCGCTGAATACACCGACTTCTGATAAGGGGTCGATATGCCATATACCTATGGAATGAAAGGTGCGCCTGTTGTTGGTAACGGGTTGGGTGGGTTGCCCAGTAGAACTACTACTACTGCTGCGGTCGCTGCTAGTACAAAGTATGACCTGCAATTTTTGAATAGTTTCAGTGTCAGCCAATTACCTAACAGCCCACAACAACTAAGTGTTCCAATACTAATGAACGGAAGAGGGTTGCAGTATTTCAGAAACGCGACACCTACTGTCTTTCGGCACGACTTTAATTATTCAGCCGCAGGTATTTCGAACGGTGTTACTACATCAGTTGCTGGTGCTGGTGTTACACAGCTTCCTCTGTTGAACACCACAACAAATGCAATCAATAATTGCTGCTGGAGTCATCAGGTTAGCAGCACTCAGACACTTTTTAAATACACAAGAAAAGCGCCGTTTTTAGTTACCTACACAGGAACGGGTGATTGTTCATTTACCTCTCCGACAGGACCGGGTTCAATACAGATTAATACTTTATCCGACAGCTTTTTATTGCCAAATGGAAATGTGGCGATAGTTGGTCAGCAATCAGATAATCTTTACCTGCTTGAGTACACGCCTACACTTACACACGTTCGCACCTTATCTATTGGTGCAATATCTGGTATGGCAAGCGCCCCTAGGGTTGCCATTAGAAAAACAGTCTATGGTTACATAGTTGCGGCATCACACCCTGATGCATCCACTAGCACAGTAATGACTTGTTTTGTTGCCACTCTTAACAAAGATTGCACCACTGTAATTGGCACAAGAACTGCTGTCATTCAGCAAGGCATTTCTCCAGCCACTCCATCACTTATTTCTACTATTTGTGGAGAAGATGGTGCAATGTTTTTGTGTAGAGGGACTGCAACAGGTTCTTTGAACTTCCCAGTGAGTTCTGTTGGGGTGATCTCTACTGTTCTGGCGACACAACTCTTTGGAAGCGCCCAGATAACAGATCAGCTTGCCAGAGAATCACTTGCTGGAATTATGCCAGAGGGTGTGGGTTGTACAAAGTTTGCAGAATCAACAGCACCAGCTTTTTTTACATCAGTTGGTTCTGGAAATAGACACATTATTTATTCTTCAGTTCGCTTTAATGATGCGGCCTCGGCTGACTACGTTGATATGGATATTACCCCAACTATTAGCAGGTATCCAACGCAAGAATCTTCAACTATTTGGCCGGGTCACATCAATAAAACAGTAAAGGCAACTTGGTCTAATTACGCATCGCAAATGGCCCAAGCGCAACTTGCAACGGATGAAAACGGTTTTGTTTACTTTAGTGATGGTGGTTCAGGCGCACAACCCTCAGTGCTTCTAAGAAAGGTATACCGATGATTAAAGTACAAAACAACATAGCCACCCGCGACCCTATCCCTACATTCTTGCGTGGTCTTGAACCAGAGTCTTTGGCAGACCTGTCATGGACCGACCCTGCTCTTGGTGTGTCCGATGCAGCATGGTGGCCCGAAGATGATCAGTCACCAGCTTTGCAGCAATACGAGCGTTACGGTGAAGAGACACTGTCCATCAATAACACATTGAAAGTTGTTGTCTCTACAAAGGCTGTTGTACCTTTCACACAACAAGAAATTGACGTTATAACTGCTGAAGAAGCTGCACGAAAACAACAACAAGCTGTTTCTATTCAAGAACAAATTACTACATTGCAACAACAGCTTGCAACTTTGGAGAATGAATAATGTCTAAAGCAAGAACACTAGCTGACTTAACAATACCTTCAGGTACGCCTATTGGTACGACAGATACACAAGCGCTGACGAACAAGACCATCGCCTACGCCGACAACACGTTGACAGGAGTTGCTGGAACGACCGCCACACAGACACTGACCAACAAGACCATCGAAGCTGGCACGTTCACCAACGGCTACACCGAAGAAACGGTGACCGCCAACACAAGCACGGCGTACACCATTGACCTTGCCAACGGCACTGTTCAAATCCTGACACTGACAGGCAACTGCACCTACACATTCCCCACACCAGTAGCTGGCAAGAGCTTTATGCTGATCCAGAAGCAAGACGCAACAGGCTCACGCACAGTGACATGGCCTGCCTCGGTTGATTGGCCCGGTGCAACTGCGCCAACGTTGACAGCTACGGCATCCAAGGCTGACAAGTTTGTGTTCACGGCCATTGACGGGTCTAACTGGCTTGGCAGTGTTGCTGGTCAGAACTACACTGTCTAAGGGGCATTGATGTTTAGTTCGAATACCACGGGTTTGAACGGGGCTAAGCCTAAGGCTTTGGCTGTGGCCCATGACCTAACCCCATTCATTACTGCATATTCGTGGATCAGTTCTGGCTTTGGGGCTAAGTATTCTGATCCAACAACGCTTGCAACAAATAATGGACTTGGTGTTTCATTTAGTCCCGATGGTTCTGCCATCGCATTCACTAGCATTGTCACACCATTTATTATTGCATATCCTTGGAGTGGAACAGGTTTTGGGACTAAGTATGCTAATCCTGCAACACTACCAACATCCGTTGGCAATGACGTAGCTTTTAGTCCCGATGGGTCTGCTATTGCAGTCGCCAATAACGGAGGACCAAATATTTTAGTCTACGCGTGGTCAGCTTCAGGTTTTGGCACTAAATACGCAGACCCATCAACGCTTCCGGCAAATAATGTTCTGAGTGTAGCATTCAGCCCTAATGGTTCTGCTATTGCAGCATCGCATTCTACAACTCCATTTATTTCAGCCTACCCTTGGAGTGGTTCTGGTTTCGGTACAAAGTACGCAAACCCGTTCGCCCTTCCAACAGGCGCTGGAAACGGCGTAGCCTTTAGCCCTGACAGTTCTGCCATTGCTGTAGCGCACACAACTACACCATATATAAATGTCTACGCTTGGAGCAGTTCTGGCTTTGGCTCTAGATACAGTGGCCCTTCAACACTACCAACAGGTACGGGATACGACGTAGCCTTTAGCCCTGACGGTTCTGCAATTGCTGTAGCGACCGCTGGCGTCCCGTATATTTTAGCTTATCCGTGGTCTGCTTCAGGGTTTGGAACTAAGTACTCCAACCCCGCAACGATTCCAACAAATACCGGACTTGGTGT